TTAGTCACTCGATTAGTACCAAAGGAAAAGGAACAAAAACCTGAAGGTAGATTCTTTGGTGTAGCATCATTTGATGTTAAGTTAGCTTTAAGTAAGATGATGGTTGATGTAAAATCAGCATTGGGGTATTTTCGCGATCAAGTTATGACATTATCAGACATGGAGCGGAAAATACGATTTCATGAGGCAGCACAAACATTAAGAGAGGATAATGTATATTCCTTAATGATTGATATATCAGGTCATAATCAATCAATGACGGAGGCAAATTGTAAAGATTTACTAGAATTTGTTATGAATTTATTTGGAAAAAAGAACTATGGCGAATTATATCGAATATTCCGTGATCAAACAGTTGTGCAAGAATATGATGAATTGGGTATAAAGTATGTGTCATCAGGACAGTCCGGTGGCATTGAAGGTTGGATGAATCATTTATGGGGTTTACAATCAGCATTGATCATGAGATTATATGTTGAAGATAGAGGAATAGATACTATTGATATCTTAACATATTCAGATGATATACAACTCATATTTCGTTCATATGAAGGTATGAATCCAGATTATGTTTTTCTAGGAGCTCAGGATGCATACAGAGATATGGGTCAATTAACAAAGTTGAAACAAACACAATTATCGGGAACTAGACTAACAATGCTCAAGAACCATTATTGGAAGGGTTTATTATTGCCTACAACATTCAAGAGATTATTATCTATGTCAATTTTTTCAAGCAAGCATTATTATTCAGATACAGCTGAATTTGAATCAATCAATTCAACAGTCACATCTGCACTCGACAATGCAAATGACCTGTACACAATACTGTATATGAAACATATATACTTGATCATAGTAGGATATAAAAGATTCACAGATAAATTGATGTCATTCAATAATGCTGAAATTATGCGACATTTGCCAGTGAAACTTCAATCATATATTGATGCAATAAATACGCCATCTGATGATGTTGATGTCATCAATTTCAATTTCGGGAAATCATATACAGTATTACTCGATGGTAAGAAAGTAATTATAAGAGTATCAGAAAATGGTGTTGAGTATGGCATCAGCACAAGGAAAGGTAATTGTGAATTCAAATATCTAAATGAATCTGATAAGATATATGATGACCTGACATATGCGATACGACTATATGCAACCAAAGCCAATGTCAAAAGTGATATGATTAATCAAATGAGTACGTTATTCAAATCAAATGATGATAACAATACATATTTATTATTATGGATACTATATCTTCATACCCCGATTGCACAGGGTGGTGCAGGCATGCTATATCTTGAACAGCAAGTCATCTCTGGACATAGCGATTCTAAGAGTAAATGGTTAGAGAATTCAATTAAAATGTTACAATTATATTCTATAAATGAATCAGAAAAACGCTGGTTCATCCAATTCTTATTGAAATCATATAATCATCTCTATTATCAACCTAATCTAAATACATTGATAGCACATAGATATCCACCACATAAGAGTACAATCACATATCATGATATAATCAAAGATGTAATCCTAAAATATTTAGATCCAAACAAGAAACATATCAAGAGCACAACTATCTATGAATACATGAGACAATATGAGTATCGAGATGATGTGATCAAATATATAATACGTGCATTCTCCAGGAATTATAGTTATAGAATAGCGAGGAAATATTTAGATGAATCACATGTACAGATGATTAATACATTCCTGAGCAAAGTTGATAATAGCTCTACTATAATTAGTTTGGAAAGACATCCTTCAGAAATCAAAAAACTTGTTTTTCACATATTTAGATCCACGAATGTTATCATTAATTATTTCTTTGAAACTAATTCAATATTGGACAAGAATTACATTGATATGTATGGTACACCTGAATTGATTCTTGATAGATTAAGAAAGGAAGCCTATAAGACTCAGATCAAATTTAATGATATCTGTGAACCTACATATGATAAAGCTTTAATCCTCAGCAGGTCAAGTGAAGGCATAACTGTGACTATACAAAATAAAATGACATGTACCAATGCTGGTCAAA